TTTTACGTATAGGAGTAAAGTGGCAAGACCAAAAGATACTGGTAAGAAATCAATGGGTACATCAAGAGCATCTAATCGCAAAGGTAATGCTTCTGATGTTCAAAAAGCAATTTCTGCTAATACTAAAAAATATAATGCAATGACACCTGCACAGAAAAAAGCATATGTTGCTAAACAAGCAAAGGCTATTGGTAAAACAACGGCACAGGTTGTTTCAATGATTGGTGGTGCAGGATTAGCACGCAAAGGTGGAGTTGCTGCTGCTCGTAAAATAGTACCTGCAAAAAAACTTAAACTTGACCAAAGTCTTTCTAAAATGGAAAAGGCTTTAAAAAATTCTGTTCCACCTAAAAGAACAACTCCTGCAAGTCAACCATCTTCAAAGTTAATACAAAATATTGGTAGACACTCAGCATTAAGAAAAAAATTTCCACAGAACGTTAAACCTTAAGGATTTTAGTGGCTCTTAATATCACACAGATTGCAGTAAAAGTTGAAGCGTTAAAACGCCGCAACTATGCACGCGGTGCAAGAATGGCTGACGTTCATGAAGTTCGTAGAGGTAACCTTGTAAACGTATTTCCTGAAATGTTCCCTGAAGGTTCAACTAAGGCTATGATTGCAAACTTCGTTGACGTTGCCGCTCGTGACGTCAGCGAGGTCTTAGCACCTTTACCATCTTTTAACTGCACAACAACTGATAGTTCATCTGATAGAGCAAAAAAATCTGCAGATGTTCGCAGTCTTATTGCAAATAACTATGTTCAACATTCTCGTTTACAAACACAGATGTATCAAGGTGCAGACTGGTACGGAACATACGGTTTTCTACCTGTAATTATTGAACCAGATTTTCAAAATAACATTCCACGTATTCGTTTAGAAAACCCAATTGGTTCATATCCAGAATTTGATAGATATGGCAATGTTGCATCTTTTACTAAACGTTACAAGAAAACTATTGCTGAACTTATTACAGAATTTCCAGAATACGAACGCCAAATACTAAATGGCAAATCATTAGATGACACAGATATTTTCACAGAATTAGAAATGATTCGTTATGAAGATAAAAATGTTATCTGTTTATTTTTACCTCAAAGAGGTAATCTAATTCTTACCAGCACCGAAAACCCAATGGGTGAGGTGATGGTACGTGTTGCACGAAGACCAGGCATTGACGATGAACCACGCGGTCAATTTGATGACGTGTTGTGGGTACAAATCGCTCGTGCTCGTTTCGCTCAATTAGCAATGGACGCTGCAGAAAAATCTATTAACGCTCCACTTGCTATTCCTAACGATGTTCAAGAATTTGCTTTTGGTCCAGATGCAATATTAAGAACTGCTCAACCGCAGAACATACGCCGTGTAGGCTTAGAGGTTCCACCTGCTGCGTTTACTGAAGCAGAACTTTTACAACGCGAAATGCGTATGGGTGCACGCTATCCTGAAGGACGTTCAGGTGTTATTGATGCATCAGTTATTACAGGTCAAGGTGTTCAAGCATTATTAGGTGCTTTCGATACCCAAGTAAAAACTGGTCAACAAATATTTTCTGATGTTTTTGAAGACGTTATTAAACTATGCTTCAAAATGGATGAGAAACTTTTCCCACAAGAAAAGAAAGTTGTTGCAACATCTAGCGGTGCAAGATTTGAATTATCTTACAGCCCACGCAAAGATATTCGCGGAGATTACAGTGTTCAAGTAAGATATGGTTTAATGTCAGGACTTGACCCAAGTCGTGCATTAATCTTCTCATTACAAGCACTAGGTGCAGAATTAGTTTCACGCGACTTCGTTATGCGTGAATTACCTTGGTCAATGAATGTTGGTGGGGAACAACAATCAATTGATATACAAAAAATGCGTGACAATTTAAATGCTTCTATGGCTGCTTTAGCACAAGCCATACCTCAACTAGCAACGCAGGGACAAGACCCAAGTGGTCTGGTTACAAATATCGCTGATGTGATAAAGGAAAGACAAAAAGGCACACTTATTGAAGATGCTGTTAAAAAAGTCTTTGCCCCAGCACCAGCACCAGTACCAACACAGATTCCCCCTGCTGAGATGAATGCTCCTGTTGAGCCAACCGTCCCTGCTGCTCCAGCCGTAGCACCTCCAGGGGGTCCTACTTCTCCTGAAGAAGGTCAACAACCTGATTTAGGAACACTACTTAGTCAATTGGCAGGTGCGTAATGGCTAAAGAAGTTGTTTCAGGTGCAGGAAAATTTGCAAAAAGAGTTGATAAAAATATTTCTAAAAGAACAACTCAACCTATGCGTGATTTAGGTTCACGCAAATACGGTGAAGGTGTTGAATTAAACCAATTGCAATCAGGTGCACCAATGCAAGGAGCACCTACAAAAACTCCTAAAGTTTATCCAAGAGCAGTTCAAGCAAGTCCAACACTTACTCAGGAAACTGAAAGACCATTAGAATCACCAGATACTGGTATGCCTTTTGGTGAAGGTCCTGGTCCTGCAGAAATTGGTTTAAATCTTGGAACAGGTGACCCTGAATCACCTCAGAAAAAAGATTTACAAATGCTTTCAGCATACTTACCTATGATTGAAAAAGCAGCAAATTCAGTAGATGCACCAGAATCGTTAAGAACTTTTGTTAAATATTTAAAAGGTTCACAAACACAACCAGTAAGTAATTCTAAATTAGAAGCGGTAAGTAGAGACTTATTCAACAAAGGAGCCTAGTATGGAAACCCCAAGATGGGCTGTTAATTTTGGAAAATATTTAACCACTTTAGGTTACGAAAATGCAGGTATAGGTTGGGGACTTTCCCACATTTCTTCATTAAAAGATGAAGACCACGATGAAATTATAAGAATTATAACAACGGACTATAATCAACAATGAGTTTATTTTCAGATTGGGTAGTTAATACTGCACGAGGTGTAGGTAATGTTTTTAATAAATACTATGAAAACATATCTAAACCAATTGGTCGTGGTATTAGCACCGCTTTACTTTTAACAGATAAAGATAACCCAGAATTTCAAGATGGTTTTCAATTATCTGATGTCAAAGCAACATACAATAAATATGCTAAAGACATAAGTCCTGGACAGGCTCTTCTAAGTGCCTCAGAACTTAGTCCTTTAAATACTATTGGTAGAAGTGTTTCCAATATTGCTGAAACCATTGCTGGTAAACCAGTTGGTCCAACACTGTGGCAAGGTTCTTTTGACATTTACGATGCTGCACAACGTAAAAAAGCCTTCTCAGATGAGATGACTGGAAAAATACTTTCAGGTACTCTTGATGCTGCAGTAACTTGGTATGCTGACCCATTATCTAAAGTGGGCAAAGTAATGAAAGTTGCACGCGGTGGCGGCAAATTACTTGGTAAAGAGTTTGAGGGTGTATTAGACCCTAAACTTGGTGTAAAAACAGATTTTAGTACAGATGCATGGGACACATTTTTAAAGTTTGCTGTTCAAGATACAACTGATTCAGTTAAACTTTTACCTCACCGTATTGTTGATAAATCATCTAACCCTGAATTATTAGCATCTGTTCTTGGTGATATCAGAGTTTCACAATTTGATAAACCTGAACTTATTGCAAAATTTGGTTCTGCAGAAGATGCAGCAGTTGAAGTTGCAAGAACTGTTATGCAAGCAGCAACTGGTAATCAGGCAGCAAAATTAAAAATTTGGAATAGCCCAGACTTTGCTAAATATGCAGCAAAGATTGACAGAGCAAAAGGCGAACTTGACCCATGGGAGTGGATGAAGAAAGCCGAAAAAGATGCTAATGCTAGTGGCGATGTTAACAAATGGCTTGCTGACCCTAAAAATGCTGAAATTTATGACAAGGTAAAAAAAGAATTACAGTCATTAATGTTTAATGACCAAAGAATTGCTAATGCAATTATGTTAACTGCTGATGAAATTGTTGGAACTGGTGCTTCTAGATTTGTATCAATAGAAGCAAAACGTATTGGTAAAGCAGTTAAAACAAGTAATAACATTATTCTTAAAGACTTTCCTAAAGATGGACCATTTGGTATTGCATTAAAAGTACCACAATTTTTTAGAAGCGAAACACCATCAGGTTGGGTAAGAAACAAAGGTATTGGTTCTTCTGGTTCATATAAAGAACTTGCTGCATTTGGTAACACAGTTAAGGCTTGGGATAACCCTGAAGGTATTAAAGTTAAACAAAAACTTCTTGATGAATATGCCAGAGCAAACACTGATGAAGCAATTCGTCAAAAGGTTATTGATAAGTTTGAAAAACAAGCATTGTTTGATACTGCTAAACTTATTAAACCAGATGTTACTAAACAGGAAGTCGCTGAATTTTATAAAAGATATCAACAAAAACGTTCAGAAATAATTGATTCAATTAAACGTGGTGGTAAAACTGGATTTATTGTTGAAGATGGAACAGTGTATTCAACACGTCAACTATCTTCTCAAATAGCAAATGCTACACCAATGGTTGATATTAAGGCTTTTGCTCGTATTATTAAAATGCAAAGTGGCAAAGGTGGGACTTTTGCTGGTTTGATTGAACGTACTAATACTGGTTATGACATATTCAATGCAATATGGAAACCATCTGTTCTTCTTCGTTTTGGTTACACTATTCGTAACGTAACTGAAGGTTCTTTGCGTGCTGTGGCAATGCTTGGAAGTTTAAGTCAATACTTTAAATATGCCACTAGAAGTACAGCAGAATCAGTTAAAGATGCTTTTTATACTAAGGCTAGAATGCGAGCATTGTCTCGTGAGGTATCTGTAGAGTTAGGATTACCTAAATCTAGTTTTCTTAAATTTGAAGAAGCAAAAGAAATATACCAACGTCAACTTGTTGTTGCACGTCAAAAGTTAAAAGAAGCAGAAGATATTTTAGAGTTAGAAAAAAAGAATCTTAAATCTGCTAAAAATAAAGCCGCTAAGGTAGATATTCAAAAAAATATTAAAAAGTTTGAAAAAGAAGTTCAGAATAATACTTTAAAGGTTCAAGAACGCGTAAGACTTTCTGAGGCTTTTGATAAAAAGTATTCTATTAATCCAAGGGTTCATAAGTTTTCTAATTTGTATTTAAATAGGGAACTTGGTGTTGGCATTAACGATGCTTTTGCTGGTGATTTAGGTATTATTGCTAATGACATTTCATCTGCATCTAGACGTACTGCAATAGAATTGCAATCACAAAATGCTATTTCTAGAATAAATGCTGAAACTAATCTTGTAAGTCGTGGATATCAAAAGAAAATAGAACCACCTAAGTATGATGCTAATGGTAAATTAATTGTTCCAGTTGGTGCTAAAAAAATTGATACACAATATTATAATGCTGCTCATGATGCTGCACGTCAATTTAGAGAAGATGCAGTAGGATTAAGAATACTTCTTGGTCAATCTTCTGATGACATTATTAGAGCCGCTAAAACAGATAAAGTTCTTCAAAAGGATTTAATAAACTCTGGTATTCCATTAAATACAGATGATATTTCCTATCATGTTAAATTTATAGAAAAAAGTATTCTTGAATACTTTCCTGATGAAGCACTTCGTAAAAAGATTGCTGTTAAAATCAAAGGTCAAGAAGTAACAGTAAATGATATTCGTAATGCTTTAGAAGGTCGTAGCGACCTTGTAGCAATTCACGGTGAAACTTTTGAACTCGCAGGAATGAAAAAAGCATGGGTAGCATATCAAGATGCAACCGCTAAGTTATTCAAAATTTTAGGTTCTGCACCTGAAGATATGTTAGTCCGTCACCCTTTGTACGTTGCAACTTTCCGCAAAACAATGGACGAATTAGTTTCAAGAAAAGTAGCAGAAGTTGGCAAAGCAAGAACTATTCAAGGAATCACTAATGGTGAGTTTCAAGGTTTAGAAAAAACTGCTCATCGTATGGCATTAAAAGAATTAGAAGCAACTGCTTATACTATTCAAAGATATAGCACTCCTGCTTCATACATGTCTTATGTTGCACCATTCTACGCAGCATTTGAAAACACTTTCCGCACTTGGGGTAAATTAACTTACCAAAACCCAGAAGTTATTGGTAGATTAAATCTACTTTGGCATACACCTGAACGTGCTGGTTTAACTGAAACAGACCCACGCACTAATGAAACTTGGGTAACAATGCAATTAGGTAAAGTTTTACCTGATTGGTTAGAGAAACGTATTGGTAATAACACCGTTATGAAGTTTCCTAAACAAGGTGTTAACTTAATATTTCAAGGTGAACCTTGGTGGAGTCCAGGATTTGGTCCAATTGCTCAAATACCTGCAAACGTAATTCTTAAAAATAGTCCAGATATTAACTATCAGTTATCTCAAAAATTTGGATTCTACGTTCCTGCACGCGAAGCCTTAAATGTGATTCTTCCTTTAGGTGCATCAGAAAATGCTTACAGCATTGTAACATCTGCAAGCATTAAAAGATTAACTTCTTTAATGCGTGGTACTGCTGATAAAGATTACGTAAATCAATTGCAAGCAATTTACGCTACTGAACGTCAAAGATGGAAACAGGGTGACCGTCCTGATGAACCAACATTTGATGAAGTAAAAAGCAAAAACAATTGGATGATGACCTTACGTTTTGTTAGTTCATTAACACTTCCTTTCCAGCCAAGATTTAGTAATGAATTTGGTCAGTATGTAAAAATTTGGCAACAGTATCAAACAGAAGGTGAACTAAACGGCGAAACACCTGCTCAAAGATTTTACAGAGATTATCCAGAATATTTTACTCTTGCCTATTCTGGCAGCAGTGCAACAACTGGTATGGACTTTACTCAAAAAGCAGTGTTTAATGCTAAGAATAATCGCAATTTAGTATCAGATGTTTATTTAACTAATCCTTATTTAATTCAACTTATTACAAATGATGGAAAGGTTGAAGAAAAGTTTGACCAAGCAGCGTATGTTTGGCAAATGGAAAACTCACCAGTTCCTGGCAGTAAAGAATCATTTAGAGGTCAATTAGACCCAATAAGTGAAGTTAAACGTCAAGATATTAAAGCAGGATGGATTGAGTTTAATAAACTTAACAGTGCTATTAATGCTCAATTAGAAATGAATGGGATTCTTTCTATTAACTCTCCAGAGGCTGAACCTCTACGAAGAGTAAAAGAACAAGTTATTAAAGAGATTAATCAAAAGTATCCTGAATGGGAAAAAGATAGAGAAACATTTACTCTTGGTAAATGGAAAGAAACCATTAGGGGTATTGATAGAATTTTACAAGATGAAAATTTTATAAATAATCTTTCTGAGGAAAACAAATCAGCGTGGGCAGTTATGCAAGATTACATGGATTCACGCGACTATGTTATTAATATTCTACAATCAAACAAAGCAATAGGTGGAAGTGCTTCATTAGAGGCACAAGAAAACGCTGCTTTGCGTGAACAATGGGATGCATACGTTATGACAATGAAGAAAGAAAATACTACATTCTCGGAATGGTATGACAGATTCCTTGAAGCAGACAAACTGGAGCCAATTAACTTATGACAATTCAACCTATGAATAATCCACCAAGTCCACAACCTGGTAATGGTGGAAGTTTTCAAACCATGTTTGGTGGAAATTATACAGACATTACCGCTAATGCAATGCAACAAGATGGCGGATATAATTCCATTAAAAAAGTTAATGGTATAAATGTTGATAAATATGCTTTAATTAAAAGATTTAGAAATAATCGTTCATCTGCTGACCAAACTCAGTATAAAAAAGATATAGCATTATTAAAAACTTTAGGATATGTAACTGGAAAAAGTCCTTCTAGGGCAACAGTAGATAAAGGCTATACTAATTTTGTAACAGATTTTTATCTGTCCGATACTAGTGAATTAAATGATTATGTTACTCAAAGAATATCTAATACTGATGATACATTTAATGGTTCTAGAACGAGCGTTAGTCGTCAATTAAGCACTCCTTCTGAAGCAAGAGATATTATAACTTCAGCATTTAAAGATTATCTTGGAATGCTTCCTGGTGGTAAAACTATTACTTCTTTTACTAAAGAGTTAAGTAAATTAGAAAAGAATCTTTCTGCAAGAACAACCACAACTCGTGACGCTTCAGGTAATGCCACTACAACAACAGTTGGTGGAGTTGCTACTAAAGCAGATAAAGAAGCATTGGCATTAGATTTTGTAAGTAAAGTTTTAGAAAAGCAAGGTCTTCAAAATGCTGGTCCAACACTTAATGCTGGTTTAACTGCTATTCGTAAGTTTGCTAACAATTACGGTATTGTTATTCCTGATGCAGATGTTCGTGGTTATGCTGTGCAGTATCTTAAAGATGGAAAACTTGACTTCATTACCGATAAGTTAAAAAATATTGCTAAAGCAACTTATCCTGGTCTTGCCCCACTTATTGACCAAGGAGTAGAACCTATAGAAATTTCTTCACAGTATCGTGCAGCAAAATCAAGACTTCTTGAAATTCCTGTTGAATCTATAAATGTTTTTGATAAAGATATTGCTCGTGCTATTAGTGGTCAAACTTTAGAATCTTTATCAGACTTTGAAACCAGAATACGCCAAAGCACTGCGTGGCAATACACTAAAAATGCTGCACAGACTGCTGCTAATTTTGCTAATAATATTCTTTCTAGATTTGGGATGGTATAAATATGGTAGCCCCACCAAAACCTAAAAAATCTCCTATTGGTCCTGGAAGTGGTTATTTAAAACCTTCTAAACCTTCTACTGGCACAGGTAGCGGTAATCGCGGTGGTCGCGGTGGTCGCGGTAACAATAACAAAGATAATCAGAATACAGTTACTACTCCAGCATTTAATCCATTTGATTTAAATAATAACGGTATTAATGATGCTTTAGAAGGACAAGGGCAACAAGATTCTGCTGCTGCTGAACTTTTAAGAAGACAAGATGCACAACGCAAAAGTGCTTTTGAAACTCTTCAAGAAACTTTTACTAACTATGGTTTAGGTTCACTTGTTCCTGCAATTAAAAAATTCATGACAGATGGATTATCTGATGATGAAGCAATTATTCAACTTCGTCAAACACCAGAATATAAACAAAGATTTCTTGGTAATGAAGGTCGCAGAGCAAAAGGTTTATATGCTTATTCAGAAGGCGATTATTTAACTGCTGAGCAAACATATAGAGATATTCTTGCTCAATCAGGTTTAGAAAATCTAGCAACTCAAGGAACATTTGCACAACTTATTGGTGGTGCTGTATCTGCAGCAGAAGTTAACGACAGAGTTAATGATGTGTTTAACAAAATCGATAATGCTGATTCTAAACTTAAAGAACAAATAGGTAACTATTTAACTGGTTATGGCATTTCTGACCCTAACTTACAACGTACACAACTTGCTTCCGCATTATTAACTGGCGGAACCAATGCTAAAGAATTAGTTCGTGGTATTGAAAAAGCCCAACTTAAGACTGCAGCATTAACTGCTGGTGTAGATATTGGTGAAGAAACCATTACTGGTTTACAGAAACAATTAGAATCTTCTAAAACTTATGATGTTTATGGAACAGCAAAGAAAGCCTTTGGCACTATTGCTGCAAACGAAGAAACATTAAATAAACTTGCATCTATATATGGTGAAGATGCTGCTGCAACTCAACAAGAACTTCAACAAGAAGCATTCTTTGGTTTAGCATCTCAACGTCGCAAGAAACTCCAGAAGAAAGAAGAAGCAGCATTTAGCGGTCAAGCAGGAACAACAATTCCTAGTGCCTTTAAAACTGAAACTGCTGGAGCAATATAAATAGACCCTTCACAGGACCGACCAGCCCCTGTAGGAGTAGAAGACTGGTAGCAAGAGCCATATTAAGTTACCCCGATTTAGTATGAGGCTTGCGAAAACTACAAATGATGGGAGCGTTGCGATGAGCAACACATATCAAGA